GATTTTGAATAATTGTACAACTTTTGCAGAAGGTTTTTTGAATTGTTTGTTCCATCAAACGGCAAACGTACTCTAAAAAGCAAGCATCGATCTTTTAACAAGAGATCCGATACACCCTTACTGATTGAATAGGCACTACCGAAGAAATTGGGATCCGCATAAACATCTTCAATTTCCCCTTCGTAGATACATCCGCTCGAGAAGTGCGCAAATCTTGTATCAACAGAATCGCAAAGTTCCATGAGCCTCAATGGAAAAATTCCATTCGCTTCCATTGTTTCTCGTTTAATTTTCTCGCATGCATCTACATTTGGTGAGCCTGTTATGCCAGCACAGTTTATGACCCAATCATAACTATGCTGCTGAATAGCAAGTTCAGCCTTATAATGTGGGCATATTGTGACCACATGACCTTTGATAACTAATTGGTCGAAAATCTTTCGACCAACCCAACCTCTACCGACGACTAATATATTCATGTTGTAGTAGTATTTTACTCAAATACTTTCCATAATCAGATTTGTGATATTTGTTTGCTGCAGCAAGAACTTGATTTTCAGTAATCCATGCATTCTTAAATGCAATTTCTTCAGGACATGCGATCATCATACCAGTTCTGCGTTGAACAGAACCCACGAATACTGATGCTTCTGAAAGTGATTCAAACGTACCAGTATCAATCCACGCAATGCCGCGATTGAGATATTCAACCTTTACATCGTGATGTTTCAAATACAAATTATTAATATCTGTAATTTCCAACTCGCCTCTTGCAGAAGGAGTGATCTGCCATGCATAGTCTACTACTTTATTGTCATAAAAGTAAAGCCCAGTGACTGCATAATTGCTCGGTGGATACTTTGGTTTCTCTAGAATGGCTTTTAAATTACCATCATTATCTAACTCAACAACGCCAAATCTTTCTGGGTCGCTTACATGATATGCAAATAAAGTGCAGCCGACATTATTCCACGTTGCTGAATTAAAACGATTGATTAATTCATTGCCGTAGAAAATATTGTCACCAAGAATGAGCGTCACATCATCCTTTCCGATCCATTTTTCGCAGATACGGAAACACTCAGCAATTCCCTTTGGTTCGTTTTGGATTGCATACGAAATACTAATTCCCCATTGCGAACCATCGCCACATAGACGCTTGAACGCTGCAGCATCATTTGGAGAATTGACAATCATAATATCGCGAATACCAGCCATCATCAATGTCGATAGCGGATAATATACCAGCGGCTTATCATAAACTGGAAGCAGCTGCTTTGATGTAACTTCAGTGCATGGATATAATCTTGTTCCCATTCCACCTGATAGAATAATTCCTTTACGCATTATTATACCACTCCAATGTTTTAATCAATCCATCTTGAATTTTAGTTTTTGGTTCCCATCCAAGATCTGCTTGTAGTTTAAATGAATTCATTGAATAACGCAAGTCATGACCTTTACGATCTTCCACAAATTTAATCCAATCTTGATACATGTGCACTGGTTTACCCATGACATCAAGAATAAGCGAAACGAGTTCAACGTTTGTGCACTCAAAGCCACCACCAATATTATAACGAGCACCAGTTTCGGCTTTGTCACCGATTAAAATCAAGGCATCGCAATGATCTTCGACAAATAGCCAATCGCGAACATTTTGCCCAGTACCATAGACTGGAACAGGCTTGTTCTCTTGAATGTGCCGAATAACTGTTGGGATAAACTTTTCGTTGTGTTGACGCGGACCGTAGTTATTCGAACAGTTAGTCACAACTGCATCAATCTTATGTGTGTTCACATAAGCACGAACTAGATGGTCAGATGCTGCCTTTGTCGCTGAATATGGGTTCTGCGGATCATATGGAGTCATCTCAGTAAATCCTGGATCATTCGGACCAAGACTTCCATAAACCTCATCTGTGGAGATATGAATGAGGCGACCACCATACTTGCGAATGCACTTTAGGATTACATGGGTGCCAAGAATATTGGTATCAAGAAACTCATCGTCTCCAGCAATTGAATTATCGACATGCGATTCAGCGGCAAAATGATAAGTCTTAGATGGCTGATACTCTTCATACAACTGCATCATTCGATTGGTGTTGCAGATGTCTATGCGCTGAATACTTACGCGATGGTCTTCATAAAGACCAAGAATATTATTAGTATTTGCTGCGTATGAATAGTTGTCTATAATGACAACATTATCAGCGGGATGCGCTTTTAGGTGGGCGAATACAAAGTTAGAACCAATAAATCCCAAACCACCAGTCACAAATACAGTCATAAAGCCTCATTATTATTTTGTATAAATTAGTTTACCGACTTCCAAATAAAATTTTGCTTCATTTGCAGGAGGAGGTCTCAATTTAGTTCTAATTTGAAAAACTGGATTTTTCGTTTTTGTATCAAAGAAAACTAAATTATTTCCTCTTTCTTCAACCCCAAGTTTTGTTGTTTTCTGAAGAGAATCAAAATACTCAGGAGTTATTTCTTTAACACCACCTGATGTAACATCAACAACATGCGCCAAATCTGAACCAAATATACTTTTTCTCAAGAACATAAAGGCTGTCTTAGAGAAACTTGGATCCTTAGATTTCTTGATCACTTGTTTCTTTAAGTCTCCATACATTGCAGTAATAAGTTGAAACTTAGACTTTTGTTCAGCAGGTCCGTTAAATGGTTTACTCAACCTTATATATTTCTCTTTCGCATCCCACTTTATCTTCATTGCGCTTGCGAAATCTAGCATGCCCCTATAAGGCGAGAGATTTGCTACAGTAACACTTTCAGACTTCAAAGAGAACGGAAGTGCTTCAGATAAAATCTTCTTAGAAGAACCTTTGCGTTGTGCATAAATTTCTAATTTAACGTCACCTTTAACTTCACCACCGCTAGACTCACCCTCAATTCCATCTGCAACTACTGTGAATGTTACGACTTCGCCATAATTGTTATTCAAGAAGTTCATAACAGCAGCATCTACTTTTCTTGCGAATGATGCATTGTTGATAGAGGCGATTAATTGATTGATTTTCTTATCAATTGATCCGACATCTTTTGATGATTTATATAGTACGTTGTATTCTTTATCGAATGCGCCAGACACGGATTCTGGTTTAAGTCGCATCTCAAATGCGACGTTGAAGAAGTCTGGTGGTTTTTTCTTATTTTGTCGTTTTATGTTTTCTGCAATCGTATACTTAAAACGACCAGTGGAAAACATTTTTGTATCAACTTTTGTTCTGATCTTGTTTAGTTGATTCTTTTCTACTTTATTGTATGCCAAATATAATGAAAGAGCAATTGTGAATATGCCCTCAATTACATCTCCTTCATTTAATTTTGCCATTCTTGTAGACCTTTTTTAGAAATCGTTTCCAGACCTTTGGATCGCTCTTTCGGAAATGCATGCGATACATAAAGATGGCTTCAGATTCTCTCCAGCCAATTTTATGAGCCTTTCGTAACTTATTTATATCGAAGTTCTCAGCCTGTGTCTCATATGCATGAGCATCAATCTCGTCTGGATTACCATAATACATGACCTTCAGACGATCTTGTTTTCGTTTCGGAGTGTATTGCTTTGTATAGACATATCCACGCCCACGTTGCTGGTGTTTGTGTCTATACTCGTGATGAATGGCTCGTGTTATCTTAACAGCCAAATGTTCGGCTTCTTTTTCCGTAATCTTGACTTTTTTACTTTTCTTTGGGAAAGATAACGTTATTAGAATATTCTCTGGAATAGTAGACAGAATTCTTGGACAATATTGTCCAGAGACGATTACTGAGTGATGCTCGAAATATTCTTCATCGTATCTATTTGATGTAAAGTAGATTATAGATTTGTGGAATGTTTTGTTTAGTCCACGGATAATAGAAGGTGCAGATTTCTCTCCGACCCAAGATGGGTAGAGTTTATCAATTTTCTTCTGAACCTTCTCTAACTTCATACCTTTAGATTCTTAAACTTGTCTGTGCTACGTCCGCGATCAAAGACAGGTTTTGATTCTGCTTCTTGCATTACAGCGTCTTGTGCCTTCTGTTCAAGGTCATACAGTTTCATTTTTGCGCGATCTACACCAATAGTAAATCTCTTATGGAGGTTAGGATCGTTGTATCGATTCTTCAACTGCTTCACAAGCAACTGATTCAATTGCTGCAGTTCTTCAGTACTAACAAGAGCAAACATAAAGTCAGCAGTAGCAGGGAGACCAAAACTCTCTGAAGTGTCTTCCAGCCCAGGATCAGAGTTACTAAATCCTGAGCGAGTTGTCTGAGTAGCTGAAACAATAGGTACGTTGTTCTCAACCGCGAGTCCACGAAGTTCCTCAGCGATCGCTTTGATATAGGTATACGAGTTGACATTCGCACCTGCCTTGATTCTAGCCGACGCACAAATATTTAGATAGTCAATGAAAATTATATCTGGACGAAAGTTCTTCTTCAGTGCAAGATCGTTAATCAATGCGCGAAAGTGAGCAGGATTCGCAGACGCAGTTGGATATTCCTTGATGATCAACTTACCCTTGACAGAACCTCTGAGTTTACCCATGCGCTTCTCATACATGTCTTTCGGCATGTTCATGAGATCGTCCATGGATACATTCATCAGATTAGCATCGATTCTTTCGGCAATCTTTTCTTCAGCCATTTCTAGCGTGATATA